GCTGAGAAGCATCGAATCCTTCAAAATCGCCTGCTACCATGTTTTCAGATTTAGATTGTAATTTTCTTACAATTCTATCCCAATCCTCAGAATAAGGATTAGTACCTACTGATACATGGCAATCATTCCTAGCACGTTGTAACAATGCCACCGGACCATTAAAATACATCTTAGATGCAATCAAATAGTCTAGTGGACCTGCTGAGAACAATCGGGTTTTATGGGCTTTATGAATCGGTTTCCTCTCATCCTTTAATGTGTCCATGAAGTAGTGATCTAACGCTACTCCTTTCTTCGCATTAAGGATGATTTCTTCAACTCGTGCACGGATAAACTTTACTTGAGGTCTATTCAAATCACACACATCATCAGTTCCAAAAATTTCTTTTCTCGTTTTATATCCAGGTTTCTGAACAAAAGGAAATCCAGGTGAAGTTGTACGTTTAATACAATTCACATAAGGATCTCCATCTATTCCAAGCACTGCTTCATCAAAAGTATATACTTTCTTCACACTACTTGGAACTATGTCCATAACCTTAGATATCGTTTCCGAAATTTCATCCTCAAAAGCTAATCTTGAATTTTCAATCATAGAACGTTCCAGTGGTACTGGAACGTTTCCAAGACGTCCAATTCTATAGCTTCGAGGGTCAAATCGTTCACCATCAACTTCAGCTTCATGTAAAAGACAAGGCTTAGTTTCTGGTTCTTTGTAAGACGCATGGGCCAAACTAGGTACAATTTTACTCTTCCTAGGTTGGGCCAGAGGTTGACTTATACTACCTAATCTAATAAACTCGCCTTGCTCGGGAACTTGACATTGTTCAACTGGATATGGTCCCAAAGGTTGTCTGATCTTTTGTTCAAACACCTGAGGGAACATCTCCAGTATCATTTCAATATCTTCATAATATATTGGAGTACTATAGCCTTTTCCAGTGCCAGTAATACCAGCAACGTGTATGCCACATATCTTGCCATGTTTTACTTGCGTATTTCTGACTATCAATGGGGCACCACACTCTGAAGCTACAGTATCCATATTATATTCCCAAGCATCTCTTATATACCTAACTATAGTAGAATCTTGATTTGCTACAGATAATCTCTCCCGTCGTTGAACTTGGCTATGGCCTTCACCATAACGGATCATTATAACGGGAGTATCAGAATCGCGAATATTATTTGTCACTATCACAGGAAGCATCACACTACTTTGCTCAATGTAAAGGCTTTCACCTCTACGTACGAACAAGTCGTGGATGTTTCGGGAAACAACAGCTGTTGGAATTTCAACAGCTACTAAATCCCTAGAAAATACAGGTGCATTTCCTTCCTCAGGTGACTCATAACTTCGCGCATTCTCAAGAATATCATGTACCTTACACTCAAATGCTCGTTTGAGAATAGGAGACACACAATACACATGGGCATGTGCATTTTGCGTGAATAAAAGATTCAAATGGTTCATATAATGCTTTGGCATGACCGCAATCTTTCCTTTTATGAAAAGAATATGGCCAATACATACATTAGTTTCACTAACATACATTTTATAAACATTATATCTCATCACAGATGTTAAAATCTCTGACGCATTTAAATCTTTAACTCCTTGTTGTTTAACGATTTCCTGCTCAACTGTCA